CTGGCGCTCTCATAGAAAACAACGTCCCCTGCTGCCGTTTTCCACGCCGATAACGGGTGGAAACAGGGCACGTTACAGTCGCCAACCGCCGCGCATAGGGTTACTACGCATATTAGCGGACTTCGTCCGCATAGAACCCCTACGAAACTTCTTAGCGGCTTTATATTTATTCATTGGTCTGCGACGCATCATACTTTTTCTCCTTTTGGTGTCACCTAGCACAGTTACATCAAGTAGATCACTGTGCAGGCTCACCCGAAACGGGTTCGCTAGGTGACGTAACGACCGCCTGGGCGGTCTCTTGACGAAGAAGGCCCAATGCCTTCATCTCATCCTTATTAGCCTCATCAGAGGCAAATTCAACGAAAAGCGCGGGATCATTATCAAACCTTGCCCTCACCTTAGCTGGCAGCGCAAGGAAGGAGTCTTGCGCCTGCATCACCGCATTAAGGGCAGACTGATAATCAGTAATCCCGCTAAAATCACCATATTGAGGCTGAACGCTACCAAGAGGTAGCTGGCCAGTAACATTAAACTTGCGCAAAATATTATTAATATCGCACTCATCTCGAAATGACTGCTGAGTCCTACTAGGACGAGCAAAAACAAACTTGGCAAGATCACTATTCTTGTCACGATCATAGGTAATTGGATTCTTAACACGCATCATCGTCCTAACAATGTTTTACCAACATTAATCGCTCCGCTAATAAACCTACCAACGGGCCCCAACTGCTCAACATGCCTACGCATGTTTTCAGTATTCATCTCAGCTCTGACCTGATTTTCATCAAGCTGAGCCTTGGCCATATACATCTGTGTCTGAGCCCTCAGCAACTTAGTCTGCTGATCCAAATTTAACTGCTTAAAAGCTTCTGTCTTAGTAGTAGCCTCTAAATTCGCAACCATAGCCCGCACTTGAGCGGGCTTTTCCTTTTCAGTAGCAATCTGTTCTGCTACTAACTCTGTATCCTTAACCACCTTTGCAGTCTGTTGCGCTGTGAACCCGATATCCGCAACAGTCTTCTCCAAATTAGCCCTAGCCTGGGCTAATCCTGTCTGTCCAAGAATTCCAGACTCTATACCCGTCTTCTCTGCCTGCGCAGCCGAAGACAAAGCACCACCAAACGCACCGCCTGCACTAGCAGCCGCTGCACCTGGGTTTACAAACATAGGCATAGCACCTTGTGGAGTAGAACTACCACCAAGATGCGTAGCCATCATAGGGTTAATACCAGCGGCCTTTAAATCCTCAACTTGCCGCTGAAACGCTGTATTCGACATCTCACGCTGAAAATCAATCTGCGCTTGAGCAGCCTGCGCAGATGCAGCGTTAGTGTCTTGCGCTCCCTTATATCCTAAAAGAGCTGCCCCGCCAATAGCGGCGGGTAACATCCAAGCAGCCATAACTATCCTTTAGAAATGATCAATCAAACCAGGTACTGAGTACAACGGCATTGGCCGAGCCTGGCGAACATTAAAAAACGCATCAAACAAAAACTGTTTTCCATTGGCTTGATCGCCAATAGCTACAATCCGCTCCACAGGAGGCGTATCTTCAATAAACTCATCGTTCAAAACCGGCAGAGTCCCAAATTCTTGGGCCAGATGCCAAGCATCTAGTGTACCCGCTGCCGTTGACCGAAAATAACCAGTAATCTGACTGGGCTTATAACGATATTCTGCCCAGCGCTCCTGATAACCGAAGACGTCGTCATCAGTAGCTGTACCAGTGCAATAAATTTCTTTATTAAGCACTGCCTGCTCACCAAGTGTTGCAAACGCAGGAAAGTAAAAATCATAACGTGTAGACCTTGACCACATACGTGGAAGGCCCTGCTGATAAGTCAGATCAGCACGAACCGACACTAAACCTATAAGCACCCCGTGCTCAGTAGCGTTGTACGTAAATCCGTGATTGTACGCGAGAGCCGTGCCAAAAGCGGCCAAATTACCTTGCGGACTAGTATCTTCAGCAAGCCCTGTGGCGCTAGTTTGGGCAACGGGATTAATAGATACGGGAGTGCTACCACCACCAAGATATTCAGGGCGCTGCAAACGAGCATCAGGACTGACAACTCCAAAATGCGAACGAGTGGTAACGTTATTGTTTGCTTGATACAAACCAATAACAGGCGCCTTTGAGCCTAACGGCAAAGTAACTGCATCGCCCTTCTGTGGCCATGGCAACGCACTAGTAAAATAATCATGTCGCTTACCGCGACGACGCAAGACGTAATCCGCCGGATCATCCGGTCCGTCGTTAGTATCAACAACAGCGGAATCTTGCAAATTCTCATCTCTAAACCACTCATTCCAAATAAGATTATAAGCACGTGTCCAAAACGCACAGTGCGTAACCGTATTAGAACCTGTAATCTGGCCTGCCGTTGGCAGTCCCATATAATCTTGCAGTGAATTAACTGCATAACCACCGGCCGGCGATGTCATCTCCGGAACCGTGAAATCTATGGAACTGTCAGGGTCTGGGGTTCTTTCACCCATAAACCTCTGCCAATGTCTCCAAACCAAACGGTTTGGGACAAAAAAGAAAAACGAATCAAGATGCATGTTATCCATAATTGGAAACAATGGCGTAGCTAATCGAGCAAACGCCGTCATCTGTAAATTAATCGTATCTCCAGGAAGAACTTCGTCCACGTAAACAGGAATCAAATATCCTGAATCAAACGTCGTTTTATACGACTTCTGTGAATCAAACTTAGACCGAGGAATATCAGCTCGCGGAATCATAGCAAACTGATGGACATTTACAGACTTATTACGATGCATCATCGTTATCTCCTAATTGCGGGGCGATCTTTTCAGATCACCCCCCTTGTATTTAACTACGACTCTTTACCTGTTTCCCTAACGCTAACAGCTTCGGAGCCTCATGTAAAGCAAATTTACCATCAAAATCATCAAAAATACCCAATTCGTAAAGATCAAAATCGTCTGGATGCGCATACATCTGATTATCTGGCGCATTACGATTGACTTCATCCTGAAAACTACGAATAGCAACTCCAGTAGCAGGTAGAAAAAACGGGCGACCATAACACTCTGCCGCCCTATCTCTAATAGTACACACTAACATCTTCATATAATTTCCTCACGTCAAACTACGTTTAAGCAAAGAAAGTCTGGCTTTCGCCACCTTTTCTTTAGCTGCCAATCTCTCAACAGTATTATCTTCATACTTGTCTCGAGCTCTCTTTTCTCGCTCAAACTCTATCCATTCAAAACTGATAGGGTCTTCGGCCTTATACTTTTTATCGTAAAAGCGAGGTGGCCGAACCTTACGACCGTTTACCACCACATAATCATGGGGATAAACGTCATCCTTAAATTCTTTGTACCAATCATAACCAATGCCTGGCTTCAAACTCATCTTATTAAACTCAGGCCTACGCTGCGAAACCTCCCCAGTATCTGGGTCAACCCATTCATAATGTTCGGCTTGTTGCTTTCCGTTAATCTTCTTCATTATGTAACGGGCAACGTACGCAGCCGATTGAAAGTTGACCTCTCCGAGGGAGGAATAACCAAAAGGCCACAGCTTTTCAAGCTGTTCGGATCTAAAAATTCGACTGCCAACATCCGTCCGCTTCCAAAGCTTCTTATCCGGAAAATCGAAGTTGAATACGCAGGCATGGAAGTGAGGTCTGCCAAAATTTTCGCCATATTCTCCTGCCATATAAAATCTTATCGGATACTGACCCTCTACGGGGTCAATGCCTCTGTGCGCCTTACGAAGGCGCTTCATGAACTTCTGAAAATGATCATAATGCAAACTCTGGTCTGCCGGCAAGTTCTCATCGTTATACGTTAACGTAATAAAACAATTGTTTGTATACCTACTTGCCTCATGCAAACACCTAATCGCCCACTGGCGAGAACGCTCAAGCCGACAACCTACGCACTGACCGCATGGCAGCGTGAGGCTGCGCACGATGTCGTGCCTGGCGCTCTCATAGAAAACAACGTCCCCTGCTGCCGTTTTCCACGCCGATAACGGGTGGAAACAGGGCACGTTACAGTCGCCAACCGCCGCGCATAGGGTTACTACGCATATT